ATGGCAACCGTAAAAGCATTTATTAGAACTGGCAAAAAAGACAGAGAAGCTAATATCAGGTTTCGTATTTCAGATGGACGAAATGTCCAACTATACCACAAATCCGAACTCCTAATACTACCTTCCTTATGGGATGAAAAGAGAGAGCAATATAAAGCTAAATGCATCGTCAAAACAGAAGACCGAATACGGTTAAATACAGCGATATCAGATCGTAAAAAACTACTCCTTTCTATCTACAATGAAACCCCAGGCATAACGAGCGAGAAGCTGGAACAACTTGCAGATGAACATCTACATCCCGAGAAGTACCATAAAAGCAACAATAACTTTTTCGATCTAATGGAAAGCTATCTGCAAAAGAGGAAGTTGTCAGAAGTTAGAGAAAGAAACTTTCAGGTACTCTTACGATCATTGAAGCGATATGAACTATTCATTTCAGCTTGCTATAAAAAAGATTTTAAACTAGACATTAACAAGATAGACACCGATACAATCGAAGATATAGAAAGCTTTCTTCGTAATGAACATACACTTTATAATGAATATCCTGAGATTTACGAAAAAATCCCGGCAGTAATCGGTACGATACGCAAAGCACCAAAGCCTCAGCCCAGAGGCAATAATACTATATGCGCACTCTTCAGCAAATTTAGAGCTTTCTATAATTGGTGCAACAAACAAGGAATAACCAACAATCGCCCTTTTGAAAAGTACAGTGGCAATACAACAGAGAAGTACGGAACCCCTTTCTACCTAACATTAGACGAACGTAATATCATAGCGGACTTTGATCTCTCAGCACGACCACAATTAGCAATACAAAGAGATATTTTCATCTTTCAGTGTTTAATCGGATGCCGCGTTTCTGATTTACTAAAAATGACCCAAGGTAACATCATTAATGAAGCAGTAGAATATATACCACATAAAACCAAAGATGAACGCCCTGCGGTTGTCCGTGTACCTCTTAATGGACGTGCAAAAGAATTAATAGAAAAATATAAAGGCATTGATACAAAAAAGCGTTTATTCCCGTTCATTAGTGCTCAAAGGTATAATGACGACATAAAAGACATACTTCGGTTATGTGGAATAGATAGATATGTGACCATACTTAATCCCACTACAGGAAAAGAAGAAAAACGACCAATTTATGAAGTGGCTTCTTCGCATATGGCCCGTAGAACGTTTATTGGCAATCTTTATAAGAAAGTGAAAGACCCCAATTTAGTTGGTTCATTGTCGGGACATGCAGAAGGCAGCAGGGCATTTACCCGATATAGAGAGATAGACGACGATATTAAGAAAGAACTTGTTGATATGCTTGAATAGCAGGCAATTATAATAGTATATTGTACAACCTAAAAAGTTCCCAAAGATAAAGGCGACTTATTCAGTCGCCTTATTCATTTCTTCTGTCATCGCTCTATCTGATACAGCCGATTAATCACTGAGTTATAAAACAGATCAAGGAGATGCTTCTACGTGACAAAGATGGTATTTCTTTCCGATATACCTCGAATCAGGAAGGCGAGGTATATAAAAAAATTGCCAACTCCAAAAAGTTAAGGCAATTGATATTAAACTTAACTTTCTACTTCAAATCCATAATCGAACTATTGCCTAAGCGCAAAGACCAAGGTTTAGAATTATCTTCCCAAATATAAACCTGAGCAACATAACCCGCATCGAAGTACTCTATAGATTCATCTTGAGGGAATTCGACAATATAATAAACCTGGCCATTCTTAGTACCGTAATAAGGGCTAGACTTAGGTTCTTCTCTTTCAGCCTTCTTAGATTTAAAATGAATTGCCCGTTTTGAAATAATAGGTTTCCCGTATTCAAGCAAATATTCAGGTGCTTCTTTCTGTAATACTTTTTTGGCAATACTAATTAATATACTATCTCTTTTGGCTTGAGAGAGAGGTTTCAATGACTGAGCATTAAGAGGAGTAATCAATAGCATCAGTGCAATTACAAACACACTTTTAATAATTAAAATCTTCATATCTTTTATTTTTTAGGAGTATATGTGTATATCTTTTTATCAGCATCCGAAGTATGTCCACCAATAACATAATAAACTCCAGTTTCAGGATCTTTAACCCCGACATAATCATAAACAATTATAGGAAGCTTATTTTTATCAGCATTTACTATATCTTCCTTAGATGGACCTACTTTTCTCATCATATCTTTTATCTCAGTTAATGGAGTATGCGTATGGAAAGAAGCAACCACTTTTGCTGTGGTAGGCACACCATTCACAGAAGGAGATTTGTCTCCAAGATTAATACCAGCTCTTGCTTTCTTATAATTCTTTGCAGGCGTACCATATCGTTTCTTACCTATGTAATATTGCTTTTTCACCGGATCATAATAAATCCAGAAACCGACCTCTTGCCTCTGATCTTTTGTGGAACGCTTAAGCATATCACTCCAGGCTTCTTCCAAAGCCTTTTTTACAGTTGCATCCTTAATGACTTCTTCAGGTTTAGGCAAAGAGCCTGATTGCTGTGGCGAAGATAACGAAGATGAACCGCCTCCTTGAGGAGAAAAAAAGTCATCAAGTCCGGGAAGGGCTTTCGGAGATTCAGAAGGCATATCCCCAAAAGGCCATTTAAACGGGTCTTCAGAAGATGTAGGACGTCTACCGATTACTGTCACTTCGGGTAACGAAAAACCGGCACCAAAAAGATCGTCTTTAACAAAGGTGTTATTTTCAAGAATTTCCGTATTCGTTTCGCGGTCACGATTAAACAGGGAGCCTGAAGAACGGGTACGAGTCAGTACATCATCCGGAAAATTATGCAAATATCCAACAGGAACTCTCCGGCCACCATCAATAATCCGTAATATTTTTAAATGTTCTTCCAAAAAGGAATCAAAGCCGGAGTATTCCTCAGGAAGTCTTACCATGTACAAATAAACATCATTCGAAGCGCGTGCTATTATTAAATAAGAGCATGTATCAGCTGTTATATCCACTACAGGGACGTAATATGAAACTGTATCGCTCCGCTCCCTTATAATCTGCGCAGCATCCCAGTCCGGATAAGCGTAAAGGTTCCGTAAATCCGGATTAATATTTAAAAATTCATTTAACTGATTACCGGCAACCTGCATTGTCCATTTTTCCTTATCCTGTTTCTCCTGTTGGAGTTCTTGCTCTTCATAACACGAACAGAGAGACAGAAAGGGAAGTATCGTAGCAATAGCATACAATAACCTTTTTATTCTCATATAAAACAAATCATTAATTAATACTACAAATTTTAATACAAGCGCTTGATATTAATAAGACAAAGATAATAAAAGCTAAAAGCAGTCATTTCCCTATACATATGTTTAAAAACATAAAATCAGTGGAGTTCTACAATATTTTACCATATATATTACAACTTACTCCCCAGAACATAGGAACTCAAGTTATTTGCCAATCCCCCTATCCTCTTTCTGGTTCTTCCTGCTTTGGCCGTAACAAATAGACTTCACACTTCCAAGCTTTTAAAATTCATTAATATTAAAATCTATAAATATAAAAGAATCAGAAGCAATCATAAATTTGCGAGATAGGAGAAATCAAGCTTTCAAATACAAGAAGACTTCTCTTAAATGAAAAAGCCCCAACTCCTAAGAACCGAGGCCAGCAACTTAATGATAAGATGCTTCTACACAGTGCGAAGATAGTATTTCTATTTAGAATAGCAATCACCATTCCCACAAATTGTAACTCACCCCAACTCCAACATAGGGACTTACCTTATTCCCAGAAAAACCATACCCGGCCTATAGACCCAATCCTCTATTCTTTTAAATGAATAATCACACTTCCATCCGCGTTGAAACGAGCATATTTTTTAAAAAATGGATAAATTTTCAGTGCCGAATCTGCCACCGAAGGTGTGAAATATACTGTATTATTTCTTATTGCAATCTCTATACCATACGTTGATTTTATTACATCCAAATAGAATTTTAACCTATTGGCTTCATTAGAATATTTATACCTTTCATCAAGTAATCGATTATATTCTTTAGTAAGGTCTTGATATGTCATAATACTCGAATCACCTTTAGCAATATAAGATGTGGGTAACTCACCGTTATCCACAATAGTTTTATATCTATTGATAATGTATTCTTTTTCTTTTATATCAACTTTTAGTCTGTCTAAATTCTCAAATGTTACAAAAGCTACTATAAATGTACCTAAAAAGATAACCACTAAAAATATAGTCAGAAGATTATTACCTCGTATCTCTTTTTTAGTGTCTTGATAAGCTTCCCTTAAATCGACAATGCTTTTGTCATCATACTTTGTCGAAAGCTCGTTTATTATATCATCTAACGATTTCTGTTTTTTTTCTTTCATATCTAAAACGTAATAAAGTGATACTGTCTTTTAGAATATTAATCTCTCCATTATATTTCTCTTTAATATCTATAATATCAAGACAATGATTATTTTTAATTCCAGAGATTTCTATATCTTTCTTTACACCTTGGTAATATTCTCCAACCTTAAATCCTGTACCAAGAATACCTATCAATAAAACTAGAACTCCTCCATTACTATTGATTTTTTTTAGGATTCCTCCATACCATAATGGGTAAGATGACATAGTGCTGTTCTTACAATTACTTGGCGGTATATAATTATTTTTTAGGTGTTTTCCTTTTCTCATCTCATACGTCTATGTCATAATTGTGCAAATTTAATAAATTACTATCACCTATTCTTTAATTTGCATACAAATCTACATGAAATTATCAAGATTGTTTTTAATTCATCAAAATAATTCTGGCTATAGATCTGGGACAATCACTATTTACTAACCTTTACTATCTCGCTATACCCAATTTCAGACTTCGGATTGAAGTTCACAATTTCCTGTCGGAAACCCTTTATTCCCCACCTCCATCAAAGGAACCGATGTTTATAAATAGCGTGCACAACTTGCGTAATACTATCCCTTGATTCAATAGTCATTAAACTGTCAGCTATACAAGCATCCACTCGCAACCACTTATCACGATAATGAAAACAGCCGACCGTATCAATCTTGTAGACAAGACTGTCTTTAGTCTTAATTTCTGTCTTAGTAATATATTCCACATCTTTAGGTCTTAATTTTAATTCCTTGATGAGTTTGACATCCTCTGCTCGATACTTCTTTAGTTCTTCAACAGTGAGGTTTAAAGAAGACACCGAAGCAACATTCAAGCTATCTTTCATCTTATAACGTTTTACTTCCCCCATGAGAGCTTCAATATTACCTATCTGCCGGTCACGTTCTGCCCGAAGTATATGATTCTGCTGAAAGAGAACAACAATCACAGCCAGCAATATGACTAATATCCAAGGTAATTTCTTCATAGCTTCAACACTTGTTTTCTGTTTCTACCTTCACGGAATGATACGTGAACCCAACTAAAATCACGTTCGTCTATCAATTGATCGAAAGGCAATTCCAGCTGGATGATCTCGAAGAGTTTCCGGTTTTCCTCCTTACTTCCTACCGTAATATCAGCCGCCTCGCCTACCCGGTGTTGGCTGGATGTTGCCCCGTTAACGCTCCGGTTGAGAATAGCACTTCGATAACCGGAACTTATCCGGATGGGCTTGCCGTACTTCTCCCGAAGCGGATCGAGAACATTCTCAACCAGCTTCGTTAAATTGTGAATAGCTTCGGCCGTTGGACAGTTATCAATTCCACGCGCTACGGCCGTATCGCTGTGGCTTAGTTCTTGGATTGTAAAATACTTCATACTATATGTTAAATTAATACTGTGAACAAAAAGATTTAGCTAAATTTGCGCTTACTTTTTATACTTTCTCCCGTCTGGGAAGATAGGCTTTGTATTTGTTTGCTTGTTTGTGTTGTTTGTGTGCAACCTCCCGTCGTTAAGTACAATGACGGGAGATTTTATCTTACTCTTTCTTTCCTGAAACATTATCGAACCCTTTCAGCTTGTTTATGATAGCCTTCGGGAAAAAGCCCGGGCAAATCTCTTCTACGTTCTCAATGATACTTAAGGCCTCACGTACCATTAATGCCGTACAAGCGAAATACCGGAACCAGACGAAACTATCGACCACCTGACCGGCGATCGAGAAATTACCCATCACATGCGACAGGACTAATACACAACTGTAAATGATAAGCTTACGCCCGATCATACCATAAGCTTTACTACTGATGTCTTTGGATAGCCAGTGCTTGACAAAGCCGAGCACCGTATCAACACATACAAGGACAATCAACCATTTGACAAACTCCCAGTCACCAAAGACATAGCGCTCAAAGAGTTCCAGCAAAGGAGAAAGAGGCAAGGCAATCAATGCAATCATCTTCAAATTTTTCATATTCTTGGATATATAAACTTTAATCGTATATTTGCCGCGTTAATATTAAATTACGCACTTCATGCGGTATGTATAAACTTTCGTTCCTCATCCATACCGCATCTTTCCGCCCCATCTGTGAAGACAGGGCGGATTCTTGTTACTTGGATTTAGATGCCGGTTTGGGCTCTAAAGTGGCTTTTACCTCTTTGGTGATCTGATCGAATACCGTCAAATGTGCCGTAACGTTCTCCGACTCCGGAAGGGACATTTGTTTACTGCCCGATTCTAACAGCAAATACCCGATATACCGCCCGGAGGTTACGGGCTGCTTGCCTGTAGGGGTGTCAATATCTTCCGTGACCGTTTTAATGATTTCACAATGAAGACGACTGAGATTATCGTTATTGACACTGTAGTTTACATTGTACTGATAATCTCCTGAAACGGCTTTACCGTTTACTTGAACTGTTCTTGATTCTTCTTGAAACATAATTTATTGATTTTGAGAGTTAATAATTACTTTGTCTAATTCATTATAAATAGCGGTCTTCACCACTGCGAGTATCGGAGCCGGATCAACATAATTTCGAATGATATTTGCACCTTGTTCGTCAACTTCAACTTCACCTTCTTTATATATCCGTTGGGCAAACTCCAATTCACCCAAATCGGGTGTATTACAGTAAATAGCGTTTCCTACTGTTTTAGCTACGTCGAACTCTTCAACTTCTCCGTCAATAGCTGTTTTTACTTTAATTCTTCTAAAATTGATTTTCATATTTTATTTATTTTGAATTTATCATTGTAATCTGCGCTGACAATGCTGTTTACCAAACGTTGCGCCCTACAACAAACACACGGAATGGACAATCACGGGGACCCTTGTTTGCGTCAAGCATTAAAACCTCAAAATAAGAGTTGTTTTGCGTCTCTACCTGACCGAATACCCAGCCATAACCGCCCAATCCCTGTACTAAGACAGCGTACTGCGGATGCTTCAAGCTGTGGTATATCCTGTATTTTCCAGTAGCTATTTTTTGTGCGCTGGTTAAGGTGCACCCGTTGCCCCATTCGTTCGTAACCGTACCCGCTTGATATACATATCCGGTACATAGCATTCCGGGAGCGTTCCACTTTTCACCGCCCCTTTGGGCGAAAATATGACTTCCATACGATTCTATCGAATTTGCAGTGCCTGCGTTAGCTAAACATCTTAGAGCAAAACCGGAACTTCCGTATGATTCAATACTTAGACCACTGTAATTGTCGTTTCGTATGGACATCAATGCTGTGCGTGAAGTTGTAGGACTGTCCCCTTCTTCGTTAATACGAAGGAATTTATTACCGGACATGTTTAACAGGATCTTAGCCTGCGAATTGCTTGCCGAAACAAGAGAGCCTCCCGATATATTCCAGGCACCGATTTTTGCACCATCAGTTACCGTAAGGTTTCCGGTTGTGATCCTCTGTGCTGAAAATGCCTGTGCCACCACTTCCGCAGCTTCAATCACATTGGCAGACAGTTTGCCGTTTGCATTGATGGCGGCTGTCTGTTGACCTGCATTGTTTTGAAAGAGAACGTTGTCTGACTTCAAAACGATCTTGCGGGAGGTGATGTTGATTCCGGTTTCGACTAAGCCGTTTTGGGTGGCGGTGACACGACCGTCTACTGTGTTGGCTTTGCTGTTCGCTGTTCCTGCTAAGGAATTGGCGGAATTTGCCGTTTGTTCTACTACGCTTAATTTTGCGTGGTCTGAACTCAAAGTTAACTCAGCCGCACTTAATCGCCTACCTTGATCGTCCACTTTGTTTGCAGTTAAAGCTATGCTTTCCTGCGTCTGCTTTATTTCGGTATAGTATCCGTATGTGCGGACGGGTTCAGTTCCATCGGTGCGAACGGGGAACGATGTATTATACGAACCGTGATAATCGGTTTGATAAACGTTGATTACGTTTGGGTCAATAGTATCATCTACTGTTACGTCATACATAGAACCGCCCCTAATACCCATTCTACACGTAGACGTTTCAGTTATTTGTCCCAAATCAACAACTATCTTTGCACCCGCAGAAGTCAATGCTTTAGTATAGTCAAAGATATTAGTTACTGCTGGTAACGACCCCCAACCCGAACCGGACATCTCAAACGTTAAGTTCATAGAAAAACCGCCATCGTGAGTACCGTATGAAGGTTTTCCGTATCCCGCATCAAGAGGCCTACTTATTTCAACCCTTGTTTTGTGGTAAACCGGAATACTTATAACCAACGGGAAAAACTTATTATTGTCCCATCCTCTTAAATCTATTCGCTTTGATATATGCCTATTGGTGGTACTATTAATAACACTAATATCACCAACAACAGACGTGATACTTTTTTCGGTCTGTTCTACACGTGACGCAAGTCCGGTAACACGTCCATCAACAGTATTTATCTTTTCAACGGTGGATGTTATCTTACCTTCGACTACACTAATTTGACTATTGGTATATTCAGCACCTTTGTAAACTGCATCCTGAAAATTGGGACTCCATGCGGTTGCAATTTCACCCGCTTCTACTTTGAAGTCTTTCACCCATATATAAGCCCATGAAATTGATTCTAAATCCACAAAGTGATATGTAGCGCTTTGGGCTTCTGTGTTTCTTGTGACATCAAAAGTATGTTTAAAATAACTCCATTGGTTATCGGCTGTTGACCTAACAGTATAACTTTCAGAATCACATACATCTATAGTAAAGCCTACAGGAGTACTCTGAGAACCTTTTATCCAGCCGGATACAGTATACTTACCCGGTATTGGAGGGATTACGTGCATTATTCTCATGCCTGAGTCTCCTGCGGATGATGGATTTTTACCCACAAGATAAAAACCATGCAAAGACAGCTGTCTCTCTATAGTGATATTAGGCGAATTAAGGTGTTCTAAAGCAGTTGAAGTATAGCTGTACAGGTTGTTAGCTCCTATTCCCAAATTTTCTACCTTAGTTTTAACGGATAAATCGATTTTTCCGTCAACGGCAAGTATCTGTGTGTCGGTGTACTTTTTTGACTCAGTGAAAGAGTCTTTCGGTGCGGGCTTCCATCCGGTCGCTGTGTCTCCTATTTCTATTTGAAAGTTATTGATTCGGCAAACAGTACTACCGCCTAACTGTATGTACGCTGTGATATCGGTATCTAAACTATCCTCTATGTCATCGGGGACTTTGATAGTATGAACATACCTACCTTTGTCAGTCGTGGGACTGGTAGAATCAACATACTTAAATGCGCCGATATAGTAATATTGGGATGTGCCCGACTTATAAATAGCTTTTTCAAGTCCGAATCTTTGTGATGATCCCATCTTTAAATTGCTATACGCATAGTCGAACGAGATTGTCAAGGTTTTGCCTTTTAAGTCCGTCCACGCTTTCGATAACTGAAACGTATATTGTGCGCTTGACCCATCCAATGCCTGTTGGGATTGTAACATCAGGTTCTCACCTCCGATATTCAATTTTCTTTCAGTTGCAGACGGTATCCAATTAGCTACGCCCACACTACCCTCGGTAATTACAGCCCATTTAATGTATGTCCCCGTTGATTCCTGTTGGGGGAATTTATAGAAGTAGAAATATGCCCCATCCGGATTAATGGGCGTTATAGGCTGCGAAAGTACCGTTTCTTCTGCGCTTTTCGGCAAAGTGCCTATCCAGCCGTACGAAGGATTGTTATACGCCCTGATAACATCAGAGTCCGCACACTTATAGCACACTGTAAGGGTATAGGTTTTGCCTGCTTCTAAATGAACGTCATACTTATACGCTCCCATTTGATAGGGGTTGGCATTTAGTTTGTGGTTAGAGTCGTAAAGCAGATTAACGTCCGCTACTTTCATACTGCGTATGGCAAGCTCGATCTTTCCCGGTATAGCCGCTAACTCGGTAGCAATATTACTTAACTCCTGTTCAATGCTCTTTCCATTTCTCAGAATGAAAATACCTTTCAGGAAACAGTTCATCGCATACAGGCCGTATCCGGAGGGTTGGAGGTCAGCTGGAAAGTCTGTATCCGTCATGCCATCGAGACAACCCAAAATCACTTTGTTCTTTCCGGCCAAAGACGTGGAGTTTACCCCGTCCAGTACAGAAATGCGCGGTTTGCCATCTTCCGAAGCGGTGAGATACAAAATACCCTGTCTGTTCGGATTCGTGAGGTTGCCCATCTGAGCCAGATCATCTCCAACCGCAGGAACTGTACCGTTAGGAAATACGGATTTAAGTATAAGAATCGAATCATCATTAACCGAGGCAACCGGAACCCAATAGTATTTAACGTGTCCGGATGTGTAGACCTGACAACGTACCAAGTCATCAGCGACAAACATCATGTCGCCCTCTATACCTAAAACATAGTAAGCCGGATCGCCGGACGTTTCCGAAACGGACTTAACACGCCCGTTAGCGGATGAAATCACCAGACCGCCGTTAACCGCACGAACTTTCGAAATGATAAGTTCAAAAATGGTCATGGCCTTACGGACTACGGCATTATCTATTTCAAGGTTCCAATCTCCATTGATAGCCTTGTATAGCTTCATCCCTTCACCCATCAGTCCGGGAATGAATCTCTCCGAGCTAATAAAGTCCTTGACTATAGTTTGAAACAGGGTTGCGACGTGCTCAACATTCAGATCGTATGTTTTTGCAAGTGCCTGAACGAGTAAATTTAAAGTATGCGTGTCACCTTTTGCCCAAATATCCGCGCCTGTTGAAATATTCCCTTCCGAATGGAGTGTGCCAACATTGGCCGAACCGGTTACTTCCAATGTAGCGGCTTTAACTTTCATCCGGGCAACTAAAGATTGTAATTCCGCATCGCCACTTTCATTGATAAACGCAAGATCATTACCAACCAACAAACCTTTCAAAAAAGTGATCGTTTCGGCTGCTGTATCCGCTTTTACTTTACTCAGGTAAACATCATCCAACTTCTTCAAAGCCTCTTTAATCGCTGCATCAATCTCCTTTAAAGTGCGCTTTGAAGAAAGTGTATTATCATCGGTAAACTCTGTGGCTGTATCCGATTCGGCAATGATACGCGAACGGATCTCTAACAATGTCCGGAGCGAAGACAGTACATTGCTATCGGTAAACGACTTTGTATCGGTAGCCTTTACAATGTCAATTGAAGCACCTCCACCGCCTCCGCCGTTAACAGTAACGCCGCCAGTCGTCCGGGTGATAACAGCCCCGGCCGGATAGTTCTTTGACCGGGGCTTTGCGGGTATGGATGTAGTTTTAATATCTACCATTTTCAATCATCTTACAATTAAACTGATTCATCGCGAAGTCAATTGTACCGCCCGTGATCGTAAACCGTTTGTTCGGCTGGAACTTATCGGTTATAGTTGTGATAGGCGTAATTGCTTCGTCATCTATTAATACCTGCGTAAGCTTTGTTTTAGTATACCCGTATTGATTAATGATGCGACGGATTAAATGCTCTTCCGGCCGGACTAACTTCTGTTCTATACAGGAATAGAGGTTATCGGTTAGGTAATTATCGCCCAGCATGACTTTCGAATAGCACGCCCCATCATTGTTGTAACTGGATATTTTAAACTCAATTTCGTCCAATTCGTTAATGTAGTCTTCGTTAACGACATTTTCATAATAACGGTCTGTATTGTCGGTAGTCTTTTCGGCCTCGGTGCTCTTTCCATATTTAAAGGAAAAGTCTTTTAACAAGAATCCATTTATAAAAATAGCATTATGTATTTTAGATGCGTAAAGAGTAAATTCAAGCTCGCCATATAATAGGGTATCAATAGGGATTATTACGCCTGAAACACCTTTATATGGCATATATATTGTTTTTTGGTTCTCAATGGATACATAATCTAATCGGGCTTTGTTATTCTCTTCGGAGGCGGGAAGTCTAAAAAAATAATTGGGATTTGCAGACCATGTAAATGGAGCCAATCCGTTAGCACTGCCATAATATTTATTACCGATCCGTAATTGGCAAGCAGCCAACGGCATGTACGTGCCCCGGCTATTGTCCCAAGGAATCAAATCCATATCCGCTATCGTCTTATAACTTCCAGATACAGCAAAGGCCCCTGATTCGTACACTGAGGACGCACCTTTAAAATCCATTATCTTTGTTAAGAGTTCCAGCCCGCCTATCATTGATAAGTCACCGACAGCACCCAAACACCTGGCTTGTATAACATTTGTAAACGAATAGTCTGAAATATCCGGCTTGCCGTCCACTATTTTATAATTGCAGTACCTTTCCTGTATTCCTCCTATAAGTTTATGCGCATCATAAGCACGTAACTCTAAATCGTCATTGGTGATAACCGTATCGCCATCATACAGATACATGTTCCAGTTTTTCGGATAAAGAAACTGACGGTAACATTTTCTATCTTTATTCGTATTTAAACGTGACGAAAGAACTTTTGCATCTTCGTAACTCTCTTCCGGAAGTAAATTCCCAACCGGATAATTACTATCTTTTACTGTTACTTTATTATAACCGCCCAAAATATCTAAGGTGTGTTCCGAACCGCTAAAATGAATATCCTGCACGCTGAGAACATTCCCAGTTTCAAACGTATAGGATGAAAAGTCAGGTGTGTATTTATAGTAATTTCCGCGATGGTCTACATCCACAAAATACAATGCGCCTTTATAGTCAACGCAAGTCCAGTTAAAGAATTTGCATAGTTCTTCAATCACCTCTTTCAGATTCATTGGCTTATCGTCTTCGTCGAAGAAATTCTGTTCGCTAATTGTCATACTTTGCAAGACATTTGCGTTTGCATCATAATCCGCCGGACTTTTAGCGTAAACATGTGGTATGTATACGGCCGAATAGGAGCCGCGAGACTCTAAGACGCAACGGGTCAATAACTCCCACAAGCTAACGAACTCTTTGCTTCCTGCGCTCTTTTGTTTATAATCTGCGTATTCAAGCGTATTCATGGCAGATACACACTGTATTTCCAGATCGAACAGTGTTGCGGTATAATCTTGTGTATACAATTCCGGAGTAATAAAACCGGTCCAAACAATCGTATCACCCTGTTTGAGGTTAACGCGGTACTGCTGATATCCGGTCGAGTATAAACTTTGCAAGTAGTCATTTCCTACCACCCTGATAGTAGCCGTAGAAAAACGAATAGGAACATAAAGAAAGTTATCATCCGCAATCTCAATAGAGAAAGGAGCGTCACCGCTCCCTGTTAACTCAGCAACTCGCCCCGTATAGCCTTCTTTCTGAATTTCTACGATATAACTTTTATTTCGCCTTGATTTGAAAGGCAAAGTGTATATTGTTCCGTAAGTTGACATACTTATCTGATTTTATTTTTAATTCGACTTCGATTGTCGAGAACTAACTCTAAATCCTGTCCTCTTACCTTGAAGTTTCCTGTTACTTCAACTTTTTGGTCATTAGAGGACGGTGAAATCAATCCGGCAAGATGCCCGACCGATGGCGTAATATTCGGCCGGCCAACATCCAGCCCGGCGTACAATTTTGAGTTGAGTATTTTAAACAAATTCGCTTGCTGCGAACCATTCAAAATCATTTCACCACTGTTTAGCATCGCCGGAACCTTATCACCCGCAAACGAAATACCGGGTACTATTCCTCCTTTTGCAAACTTGGGGATACTTGCCATTGCGGCAACAACAGAGAGGGCAGCGCCAGCAGCAGCCATCCAACCAACAAAAGGAACTTTAGCTGCTGAACTTGCAGCTTCGGCTGCGGCTTCAGCGGTTTTTGCGGTTGTCAGTTTAGCAATCAAAGGAATTGCCATACTGATAGAGGAAAGAACATTAGCTCCCCATTGCAAATATGCTCTGGCACTATCATTCGTTACGCCTAATAAGTTACCCATTACAGATCCTATCAGACCCAAAGATTCGGCGTACTCTTCGTTTAACTTAACATCATCTTTCTTTATTGGAGATTCAAATTTGGGTAGTTTAAAATCAGGGCTTTTATGATTTAATCCGAATTGATTACCCGGCCGGTTAATAGGTGGTTGTCCCTCTTTCTCTTTTCCATGCTCTTCTTCAAAAACAATCTTTTTAACCACTATTTTGATATTAACTTTTTTCTTCTCCAATTCGTTTATTGTAGTTTGAATAGCGGCACGAGCTTGCATCGTTGTTGCTGACATAAGTTCTTTATTAAGACGGGATATCTCAGCGTCATACCATGCAAGTGTATCCTTTAAGGGCTTTTTATCTTTGTCTTCTGGCTCCTTTTGAGGTTTATTGACTCTATCCCGAACCCTATCAAATGTTTTCTTATCATTGGCAAGCTCCTGATTTATTTGTTTGTACTCTTTTCCCAGCTGCCCCACTTTGATCAATTCTTCATCTTTCTTCTTCACAAGCAAGTCATTAAATATAATAGCATCTTTGTATTCCTTATTGAGTTCAGCTTGCTTAGAGGCTATAAAATCATTAAAAGCTGCCCTATCTTTTGACTCTTTTGATTCCGGGAATGCCCAATCCGCGAGCCCTCCGCTTTTTTTACGGCGCTCCAATTCGGCGTATTTAATTTTGTAAGTATCGTACCTATTGGCTACCGCAGACTTTAAAGAATCCCTGTCTTTTCCAGCAACGTCATAACTAAACACCTTGTCAACATCTTCTAATGTTATATCATCGGAGTGCAGTAAATTTCCTTCTACTACTACAGCTTTTAAAGCCGTAAGAGCATCTGACTTAACGGATTCAGCCTTATTTTTTTTATCCTCAAGAGCCTTAGCCCATTCCCTTAAGGCGACCTCTCTTTGCTCTTTTGATGCTGTACTATCCATGGCTACGCTACGAGCCTCAGCCATAACAGCATTGAAATCTTCCCGAAAATAGTCGTAACTGATACGGGCGTTTCCTAATTGATCTAATGCGGCATACGCGTCTCTGGACTTAGATATTATACTATCCAATCCACCCAAAAAATAAGTAAAATCCCCGGTAGACAAACTGGTAAAAAATTCATTTACAGATGTCTGACATGTGCGCATCTGGGCATCAAACTCATCGCTGGTTGTCTGAGAACCGCGTATTGTTTTCATAAATGCCTCGCCGGCTCCCACGGCAATACCCAACGTCCCGGCAAATTTCAACACACCGGCCCCTGCGGTTTTCGCCATATTGGAAATGTCATTCTGAAAACTGTTTACCGAACCCTTCGCTCGCTTCAGGTTTGCATCGAAAGCATCCGATTTCATTACCAGCCTTGTAATTATATCAGCCATGATTTATCTCTTTTTCAATTAGTTTTGCTTTTTCTCTTAATCTCTCCATTTCTGCATCCGTAACTGCCGTTTGTCTTTTCTCTTCCTTTTCATCCCATGGGAAACAAAGGACATCCGACGGTTCCAAATCCTTCGTACTGTTTGCCTGCGCAATGACATACGCAATGATCCGGGTTTGCTCCCAGCTTTCCCGATTGCGCCTGCCCAGCCCCTCTAAAAAGCAACGGACTTCCGAGACCGTCATCCGGTCAAGGAAATAATCGGGCGCAATACCACCCTCGCCTACGACGCGGGCGTAGAGTTCCCGGACACTATACGACTCTTCGGAACCGTCTTTTTTTTTATATCGGCACCTGCTTCCTGTCCAAGCTGTTCAAGCTGTTTGACAAAGAACTCCTTGAACGAGACAAAAAGCGACGGATCGGAATCGCACGCCTCAACAAATTCATCAAAAGACATAAGGAAGGTATCTTTGTTGTTCGCCAGAAGAACGGAGTAGAAAAGCAGGTATTCGTCCAACATCCGGCCGAACTCAAACTGTTTTCCCATAAGATTCTCAAAAATAAAGAAAGCACGCAGCGTATATTTTAAAATGTAATCCCGTTTTTTTATAGTAATCGTCTTCATTGTAGTAAGTTATTGAGATTAAAGAAGCAAACAGGACGGGCTATCCGCCCCGTTTGCGTATTATCTGAACATCAGCCACGGGGCATCATCCGCCCACGCCCGGAGCCGGTGTCGAAGTAAGAGCCCCTGTTCCCTCAAATGTTGCCGAGAATGTAGCTTTATCACCATCCGGCGCATTAAGCTCCAGGCTGGTAACAAGAACTTTTCCCGAATAAAACGCTGCCGGAAGGGACCAGCCGCCCGAAGGAACCTCAGAAGCATCGGCATTTGCCGGGATACCGAATTTCGCCTCAACCGGCTGGCGCTTTAACATCAGGTCAACCAAGGTGTCATAACCGCTTATACCTTCATCGGCACTGAATAAATTCTCACTCGAACCGTTCCAGGAGAGTTTTTTAATGTCCTTTTCCGTCCAAATACCGGAATCCTTGCTTTGCGTGTCGATCGTCTCTGCCGAAATCGACAATTTACAGGAGGTTGCCAATGCCAATGCCTTTCCACCGACAAACAACATGAAATCCTTGCCTAATACTGCTTTCGCTTTACTCATTTGTCATTCGTTTTAAAATTAAACACTATATTTACCGCATACGCGTCTATTTCCTGAAGATACTCCACATCTATGGATGATACCGTACAGTCATTTACCGTAAATCTGGCATATTCCGCCCGTACGCCCTCCAGTTCGTAACGGACCTCGTTTGCCATCTCAACCGTTTCCCCCGCTCCTTTGCCTACAACCGTTACCTGAACCTGCGTATTGTCCTGTCCCGCACCGTCCTTTGTGTAGTCAGGCTGAATGGACAAACCGCCATATACGATATAAGGATACTGGGAAACACCCTCAGGAATAACAATAGGGAATATCCTCCCTCCGAACTTCGATGCAACAATGGCACTTAAGCCAAGCGCACCGCTTATATGTTCTCCTATTAATAAACTCATCTCTATAAATCATTATATCTATTTCTTTACTTCAGCTCCCGCGCTCCTGGCACAAGTGACAATTCTCGCATTGAGTTGATCGGCCAGATATTGCTCCGTGGTAACCTTCGTCCCGTCCACCGAACGCCTGAAGAATCCCCTGGCGGAAATAACCCCTCTATTGGCCGTACGTCCGGACTTGGATCGGGTCCTTTTGAACGCAACCCTTTCAATAGTCCCTTTATTTATAAACCGCAAGACCATCGCCCGGTCCTTACCCCAATATCCGTCTACCTGTTCCGTGCGCTCAGATCTTTTTCTATGCCTTAATATACCACTGGCACCGCCTGTCCTGGTAATTGAAGCCCTTACAACCTTGCTGCTCCGGCTGGATTTAGGGTTATTAAGACTGACACTAGCCCCCATACCCTCACGATAAACTGATATTTTAACTCCTTGAACGGCTTTTCGGGGATCACTATGAACTGAACTTTTAAAACCTTCTTTCACGGCCTTCTGTGTGATCTTTGCCGCATTTCGCAAAATCTTTTTTCTTTCAGCTTTGGGGATGGCATTTTCAATATCAATCTCATC